ATAACGGACAGGAAATTGAAAGCAATGGTCTTAACGTCCGTGTCACACTAACGGACGAATTTTTAAAACTCCGTGACAGCTATGATGAACTTAAAGATTATACATATGAATTTGTATGTTATATTACTACTTCCCCCCCTGAAAAGTCGTCTTATGAAGAAAGCGTTAAAAACGCTGTTTATACTTCTTTGGACTATGGCAAATATATGTATACTACAAGCGGCGTTGTTGATGATGTTACGGACGACAATAAAGAGCCTGCAGAATGGATAAAGGCAGAGGGCATAAATGCAGGTTACATTATTGGTAAGGGTGGCTCTGTCAAGAATGTTACTATCAATCTTGAAAATCTTGATAGTTCACAGTTCACAGCCGATACAAAGCTTTATATCGTGGTATATGGTCGCTTGACCTCTCTTTCAGTGCCGACCCCTGATTACTTCGACCTTGACAATCAAGGCTATCTGTGCAATCAAGGTAGCTTAAACTCAAAGCAGATTGTTACAGTAAATGCCGACCCCGAAACAGGCGAGGGAATAGACGTTGTAATGCCTGATTACTATTGTGTAACGTCAACGGCGTTCAATTATAAGGACTATCCTGAATACAAGCCGAAAATATTCAAGAATGGTGCTGAAATGGATACAAACAAGCCGTTTACTGATTATCTTGATAAGAAGTTGACCCCTGATTTTATGTATGATTATGATATGGATAAAAAGGGCGAAAGCGGTCTTGCTCCTGACGATTTCGAGAAGTATGAGGAACAAAAAAATCTTGATAAAAATTTCGGTTCTTTTGATTTCGGACTTGACAGCATTAAATCAGTGTTTGACGGCTCGTCCGACTTTTTCAAATTTTTAACCGCAAGTATAGCTATCTTGCCCACAACGTTTTTAACTATTCTGATTTCGTTTTTCGTTATCATGTTAGCGATATGCGTTGTTAAATGGGTCTTGAAATAGGGTGTGCAAAATGGATTGGTTTTCACTTATGAAGTCGCTTTTTGTTTCAATTCAACACTTAATGTGTTTGCGTATTCGTTTCGGCGAATTTAGTTTCACAGTAGGTGCAATGATTATAGGATTGTTTGTTATATCCTGCTCCGTTGCTCTGCTAAAATATCTTTTCCACAATACATAAGGAGTTGTTAAAATGGTTGCAATATTAAAATTATTCGTCCTGTCACTGATAGTAATTCTTGCTATCAGTGCAGTTCTTGGCGTGGTTGCGTTCTTTATGGACTTGCACGCCTTTAAATCTGAAAAAGATTTGTCGCTCCCTCGTAAACGTCTTATTAAAGCACTATACGAGGAACAGGATTTAAAAAAGCAATCGGCTGAACAGCCGCAGAACACGCCACAGAGCGACAAGCAAGAGCCTGAGAAAGAGGGGTGGTAAATGTGCTATATGATGTTCAAAACGCTTGCTATCAACTTTTAAAACTCCTCGGCTGTGATTTAGCCGCTATTGATGTTATTAAAACATGGAAACAATTCGGTGTGCTGTGCATTGAATTTGTGTTCGCTTGTTTAATGCTTTTCCTACTTTGGAAAATGCTTTACAATGCAATGATTAGATTTTTCAACCCTCGGAGGTGGTAATAATGGTTTTACTAGATTATTTTTTACGTCTGCCGTCCTTGGCGGCGTATGTAGCCTATGACAAGGCTACAGCCTTATATTTTAATTGGTCGCAGATTTTCAACGGTTGGGGTATACACTTATTTGTCGGCAAATTTGGTGCAGGAAAAACTTCGCTTATGGTCGCCGAAGCTTATGAACTCTGTCGCAAATATCCGCAACTTCATATCTTGACAAATATCAATATCAAAAACTTTCCCGACTATACGGAGATACTCCCCTTGAACACTGCACAAGATATCCTCAACGCCCCTAAAAACACGCTTGTACTTATTGATGAAATAGGTACTATATTCAATAGCCGTGACTTTTCGGGCGGTAAATGTGCCGTTCCTAAACCTCTGTTTCAGCACCTTTGCCAATGCCGTAAAAGGCGTATGATGATATATGCAACAGTGCAGAGATTTAACCTTTTAGACAAACAAATAAGGGACATCACCGCAGACGTGACCGCTTGCCATACGCATTTCAAGCACCCCTTCTGCCGTATACAGACAGGTTATACATATGACATTGAGGAATACGAGTTATATTCTGAAAATAAGGCTTATACACCTGCACAGATGTATAATAGAACGTATCTACAGACTAATAAACGCCGTCAGCTCTACGATACATCACAGCTTGTCACGAATATGTTACAAAAAGAGTATTTGTCTGATGAAGAGATACTCGCCAATCGTGAGGGCATAGAGCCTAACACACAGCCACTTGACCGAAAGCAAAAGAAATCTATTCGCAAGCGTAAAAATGCTTGGTAATGAAACAACTCGCAGTGGTTGCCGTAAGGCTCACTGCGAGTTGTTGTCTTTGTTGTAATTATTGCCCTGACTAAATCTATTAATCAGTATCATATTAGTGTCTAACAAGTTCTTGTTCATCATTTCAAGTCGCTTGTTGGTTTCCTGCAATTCTTTATAGGTCTTTTCCGTGTTTCCTGCTGTGCAGATAATCGCAACAAACAATATTATGTTGATTATGATAGCAACTATTGCTATCACAACAGCCGTTGCAACTGCTGTTTCACTCATTTCAATTAAACCCATGTTCTCACCCCTCGTCTGTATGTGTCTTTATTACAATGTGGCTGTCCTCTGCGGATTTTATCTCATCAGTGATAACCTTTTTGAGATATCCTGCTTTTGATAAACCAAGCTCTTTTGCTCGGTCATTTATCATCTGATTAAACCCCTTTGGAGCATAAAACTGTATTTTTTCGAGATTTTCTGCGTTCCATTTTGCATTTGCTTTCTTCTTGGCTTCTGATACCGCCATTACCTCACCACCTTTTCTACATTATACTATATCTATTGTAATTTGTCAACCACAATATACACTATATCCAGTTAATAATTATTTAATAAATACTTTACACTATATCCATTGCACATGGACTAGATATAGTGTATACTTAATACAGACAAAGGGAAAGCGGTTATCCCACAAACCGCAGAAGAAAGGGTGTTTAAAATGACTATTTCAAATTACTATGTTCGTGAGTATCTTCGCCTTTATCGTGAATATCGTAAAGTAATTAATATATTTGATGCTTTTCTTTTGTATGGGAAAATAGAATACACCCTCGGTGAGTTGCGGAGAGATCTTTCTCTTGACTATCAATTTCACTGTGCCCTTCATGATAGGCTCTTTAATCTTTCTTGCCGTACTTGTGAAAAGTTCGGTCGTACTTGTGAAAAGTTCGGTAAACTTAAATCTCAGAATAATTTCTGATTTTTTTCTAAACTGAAAGGAGATTTTTATGAAAAATAAATTTTACACTGAGCAAAAGCACAGAGAAACTATGAATACTGTTGATATGCTCGAAGGTCTTATTAATCGTATGTGCGTTACTAATGATGTCGATGAATTACGTCATCTTCTGACTTCTTCAATGTGTAGTTTGTCTGAATTATATGTTGTTGAGCGTGAAAAACTCAAAGAACGTATTTCTCAGAATGATTTCTGATTTTTCTATCTGTAAAATCTATCATGCGAACGGCTGGGGGTGAATTGCGAATTGTTGGAATTGTTGGAATGTTGGAAACAACAGCTTACAGGTTTTCAACATTTCAATGATTTCAATGATTCACAAGAGGGGAACGCCGTTCAAGATTTCCCCTTTTCACTTCCCTCTCGGCGTTCTGCTATACTCTTATGAAGTCGGGGTTAGTATTACCCCCGACTTCTGCACATTGCACAAAGTTTATAAATCTGCGTATCTACGTTATTAATCTTGTGCGAAAATATTTGCACAACTTCTGCACAAAAGGTGGTGATGTTAATATGGCTGATTTCAGTTGCCATTCTGCGTTCTGCGTTATAAACAACCCTCGCTACGATATTACATACAAGCACAATGAAGAGGGTGAAATAATCAAAGACGAGAACGGCAAGGCGGTTATATTAAAGCAAGAGCCTACGGAGTATCATTCATTGACAGAACAACAGATATGTGATGATGTTCTTAATAAGTGGGTCGGTGATGATGATAAGCGAACAGGAGCGGTTTTATTCTGCGTTTCTGCCCTCGGTCTTGAACACTTGCACTGTGTGTTTGAGAGTGAAAAGACGTTCCGTCCGCTGTCTGCCTTGAAAAAGCTTTTCCCTAAAGTTCATATTGAGATAACCAAAGGGAACAAAAAGCAAGTCGAGGACTATATAAACAAGGTCGGCAAGTTTGAGGAAAAGGGCGAAAAGATAATCGCAAAATCGCAGGTCGGTGAGATAAAAGGCTGTCAAGGCAAGCGAAACGATTTGATTTCAATGTCTGATATCCGTGACTTGATTTACAGCGGACAAACTCCAAACGATATATATAGACAATATCCACAGGCTATCAAGTCCAAAACGGCAACAGAGGAACTATTTTATTTGTACCGCAAGGACAACACGCCGCCCGAACGTGATGTGAAAGTACATTGGCTGTTTGGCGGTACTGGGTGCGGAAAATCATACACATACATTGAACTTTGTGAAAAGCATGGAGATGTAAATATTTATCGTGTGACCGACTATGACCACCCTTTTGACGGCTACCAAGGCGAACCGATACTCATTCTTGATGAGTTCCGTGGGCGTATCTCATACAGCTACTTGCTCACCCTGCTTGACAAATATCGCTCTCAGGTATCTGCACGATATAGCAATAAAATGACTTTATGGACGGAAGTATATATAACTTCTCCGTTCCTGCATACCGAACTATATCAGAAAACCGCTGAACGTAATGACGGCATAGACAAGCTTGAACAGCTTACAAGGCGTATTGATGATATTGTGTATTGTTTCAAATATCCTGCCGAGAACAACAGCGGTACATTTTATTGTAAATACAACGTTGATTTTGACCTGCATTGTGATAGTCACGCTATCCGTGAGCAGTGTTCACACGTTCGTCATGAGGTTTCACAAATGGGCTTGTTCACACTTATGGACGGCTTGACGTCAAAATTTGTTGAAAATAAATCGCAAAGTTAGTGTCACGAGGAAAATTTTTAAACTCTGAAAGGAGCAAAGCGACTGTAAGAGGTTGAAAATTTAGGCAATGGAACTTGTGAACGCAGCGAACAAGGTCGCTTGCCGTTCCGCCACAGCGTTAGCCGTGGCATAAGTGACACGATAAAGAAAAACCAACGTAAAAGCCAACTCAAAAGCCGAAAAATGCAAAACAAGCCAAACAAAATAAAGTAAAAATATTTAACGTAAGAAAACGGCAATTTTACAAAGCCGTAAAAATATGGTATAAATAAATCAGGAGGTACACCATGAAGCAAAAAGAAATTTGCAAGGAAGAAATCAACCTGTTCTATTTGTGGCTCTGTGGCACGATAGGCAAGGAGAAAGGAGAGGATAAAAGGATTGTGTATCTGTGTTGCCCTGCTGAGCGTGATACGCTCCTCAGAACGTTTCTTGAAGAATACAACGCACAGCACCGCTACAGTGCATTTAAAAAGGCGTTCAAGCCTACCACACGCATTATTACAACAAAAAGAGTGTAGCCATTATAAGCCCATGTACGCCAATACATGGAATGACTACACCCAAATAACACCCACGCAAAAGGAGTTATTACCATGAAATTTAAAGAATTTTATTACAAGGACTTTCGCCCCTCTTATTTAGAGGGCGTTGTCCGTTACCCTGAGCAAACCGATTATGTAATTGAGCAGAATTGCAAGCCGATTAACGGCAAGGAACTTTCAGAAATCGGTCTTTCTGACCTCAATAATCTTATCAAGATATGTGATGATACATATTGCATTGACAGAGTGAAAAAACTCCGCAGTGTTCTTAAGCGTATCATGAGATACGCTTACGCTTGTCGTTACACTCCCATTGACCTTTCAGCATTTGAATTAAGACGTTGTAGAAAACGCCCTGAAACAGTGCAACAGCTATCATTTACGGCAGAGCAAGCCGCCTTTCTGACTTCGGGCGATAGCACTATTATGAAAATGTTCCGTTTTGAGTGCTTGACTGGTCTACGCCGTGAAGAAATACTCGCCCTACGTTGGGAAAACGTTGATTTAAAGGCTCGCCGTATCTTCGTTTGTCAAACTGTTGTTGTTTTAAAAGGCTGTGCAAGGCTCGTGAATGATACCAAAAACCACAAGTTTCGTTATGTTGAACTTAACGAAAGTGCTTACATGCTTTTGCTTTCCGTTCCTCAGACTTGTGATTTTGTGTTTGGCAATCCACGTTCAAAGAACTTTCTCAGCCCTCGCCGTTACCACGAGGAATATAACACTATGTTCATTCGTAAGAATGAGGAATGGAAAAAGACACATTCCGAGGGTTTACCACACCTTACTCCTCACAAATTCCGTCACACTTTCGCAAGCTTGCTGACCGCTAACGGAACGGATGTCAAGACAGTTGCTGACTTACTCGGTCACACAAAGCTTGACACTACTAATATTTATCTGCACTCTTATGATGATTTACGCCGTCAGGCGGTCGATAAGATACAATTAGATAATTAATTTAACAACTGCACCGAGGGCTTTTGGTCGGAGTGACCTGATTTGAACAGGCGACCTCTACCACCCCAAGGTAGCGCGCTACCAATCTGCGCCACACCCCGATATCGTATATATTATACCCGATTTGGATACAATAGTCAAGAGTTTTCAGTCAAAATAAAAAAATTGCAAAAAAGGTATTGACATTCACATTCATTTGTGATATAATAAATAAGCACTCAGGAGAGAGCAGTGAAAAACAGTAGAATATCGCGGGATGGAGCAGTTCGGTAGCTCGTCGGGCTCATAACCCGAAGGTCGTTGGTTCAAATCCAGCTCCCGCAACCAGCAAAGAGAAGTCTTGAAAAAAAGGCTTCTCTTTATTTTATTTACACGAATAATAATCAGAAATCATTCTGAGAATTAAGTTTGCCGAACTTTCCGCAAGTACGACAGGAAAGATTAAAGAGCCTATCATGAAGGGCACAGTGAAATTGATAGTCAAGTGAAAAATCTCTCCGCAACTCACCGAGAGTGTATTCTATTTTCCCATACAAAAGAAAAGCATCAAATATATTAATTACCTTACGATATTCATGATAAAGGTGAAGATACTCACGAACATAGTAGTTTGAAATAGTCATTTTCAACAATCCTTTCAACTTGACATTTAGTAAAATTTGTGTTATACTCGGATTTACAAAGCGGAGGTTATCCGAGTTTGTGTGTGAATATGTAGTCGGTGTATTTTGACGGATTGCCGACTACATTTTTTTATGCTTCTTCAAG